TTCTGGTCTTTCAAAGCTAATCTTTTTAATTTCAAATTCGTCTCTATATCCAGCTGCAATATCGCCTTTAATTACGTTGTTAATAATATTATCCCAGCTATCTTCTGGTTTATAATCGGCTTTTGGGAAATTTGTTCGAGCAAATGTATCGTAGCTAGAATTACGGATAAATGATATTTTACCGTTAAAAGTTCTGATCACTTCGTAAGGTTCTTTGCCTTTGCTATTTTGGCTTAGCCATACACGATTAACTATTAGTGCTTGTTTAAGTTTAACGTAAGGAACGCTAAACCTAACAGTGTTCAATCGTGGTGCTGTAATGCTTAGTTTACTTACAGCAATATCTGCACCGCCAGTTCTAACCTGTTCAACAACTTCTGCAAAACTATTTGCATCTCGTCTAAATTCAACAGGTACACCTAAGATAGCACCGATTCGTTGTGCAATTTCAACGTCAAGACCTTTGATATCCGTGCCTTCACCGCTAAAGAAAGGGGGAACATCTTTCTTAGTCATTGCTACGACTAAGACGTTTTTCTTCTTAATTGCCGCTATATCAGGCGGAAGTGGAGCAGTTGAATTTGGTAGTTGTGCTTGAACAACTGATGTAAATAGAAGGAATAAAAATGTGATTAGGGTTTTCATAGTATGTGTATTTAACTATGAAAACCCTGTTTTTAAGTGAGCATATAATACTGAAGTTTAGGTCCAAAGATGATGACGAATTTTAATTAATCTTATCATCATTTGTTCGTCTTCTTCTTGTTGTTGTTTTTCAATTTCGTTTGAAAGATCAAGGATACGACTAGTTTCGGCTCGTTCTTCTTCGGACTCGTTATCGCCGCTGCCAAGTAGGCCTAACCATTTTCTATCTTCATCATCGTCGGCAAGTTTTTCACGACGACGATCACACCAAGCACTCCAGCCACTTAACTCCATTGGATCCTTGCGATTTGGATAAACTTCTTTCCACCATGTGTACAGTTCAAGAATTTCTTTAGCAGCAACAGCTTGTCCAGTTGGTCCTGCTTCGTGCTTTTCATCTTCATCTAACCATTCTTCGTTGGTTAGTGTCATTTCCCAACGTAGATGTTCGAGTCCAGCTTCTGCTGAACGCCACGTGCGCCAACGGAACCAACCTACTCCCCAAAATGGTACTTTGTGTTTTTCTCTTGCTTTTTTATCCCAAGCAATATTACTCCACGCTTTTTCTATTTCAACAAATTCCACAAGCTCATTAAACAAACAAGGGAGGAGACGATTACTAAGATCACACCACTGACCCCTTTCGATGTCTTTAGGATGTGCAGTGAGAGCATGAGTTGTAGTAACCCAACGATTATTGATATAATACTTAATGTCATATAGTTTGTCCACGGGCCACCAAATTGCGTTTTGTATCTTATCAAGACCTTCTTCTGCTAACCAATAACGAAACGGATGGGCAGTTTTAGCTTCTTTATGCCATTGCCGCCATCCGTCACCGGTTCTGGCTCCGGGCTTAGATGTGCCACGTAACCAGTTAGCAAATTTTGAACACGACCAGTAATGTACTCGTTGAGCCATTTTATTCCTTGTTGCCGAATAATTGTAGTAGACTTGTAAACAGATTAATAAAGTTTAGATAAAGGTTTAGTGCACCAATAACTTCGGCGTTACCACTGTCGCTAACACTTAGCTCTTCACGAATTCTTTGTGTATCATACGCAGTTAGTCCCATAAAGATAACAATAGCCAATGCGCTAATTGTCATTTGAGCAACAGTACTTCCTATGAATATATTAATTATACTAGCAATTACAATTGCGATCAACCCCATGATCATCCATTTTCCGAGACTATCGAGGCTCTTACGAGTGAAATAACCGTAAAAACTCATAGTTCCGAAGAGCACTGCGGCGCCCATAAATGCCGAAACAATACTCATCGAAGTATAAACCGCAAAGAGTGTAGCCATGCTTAACCCCATTAGAGCAGCAAAGCCAAACAACAAAGCATAAGCAGTAGGCTTACTCAATTTGTGTAAAGTAAAACTTAATGCAAAAATAGCAACCAATGGAGCAAAGATCACTACCCACTTTAGTGCTGTACCAAACAGCAAACTCATTAAAGCAGGACTATTGCTGACCAAATAACTAACAGCCATGGAGACCATGACTGCTAATCCCATATTTTTATAAACACCTGCCATAGCAGAGTTAACCTCTCCGGCAGTTCTATAACTAACAGCAGTTGCGTACATAATATTTTCTCCTTGTAAAATCTATATTTAATTCTTTTTTATGTAAGGTTTTAAGTCAGGTGGTGTCCAGCCGGTTGGCTTCAAAACTTTTCCGTCTTCGCGCTTACGCACCTTGCCAGTTTCTTTATCGATTTTAGCAAAGTTAGTACGCATAACTTCTTTCCATCCGCCTTCTCCATCGAACCCCGCCGAGTGCATTGCACCTGCGGTAACAACCATGATATCTTCAAGTGCGTCAAGAATCTCTATCTTATCGCCTTCAGCAATTGCTTCTTTAAGTTCTTTAAATTCTTCTTCGATTAAATTAACATAAAGTTTGAATTGATCCTCGTTCCACACGTCTGTAGTTTGGTCGCAAGCTCGCATAAATTTGTATTGATCTCTAAAAGGATTCATTTTACTTTCTTTCTATTTTGTTGTGCTAATCTTCTTGCTTCAGTCCAGGGTTTTCCTTTGCGGTGCCCCCAACTTTGTTTTCTTTCTTCTTCGCTTAACGTCATCCTTTTTGAAGCAGATTCTTTCATTTTTTCTCTAACTTCATCGGTATGAGTTTTTCCTCGATATGGGTTATTCTCAATCATCCATCTTTGATGAGTTTCTTTTCGTTGTTTTGCTTTATCAGGATCTTTTTGTATTTCTTCATATGACATTCCTTTATAAGGATTTGATTTTCCTTTTGACGATTTGCTTATTTTTATTTTTGCTTCTTCGGTATGAGTAAATGTTCCGCCGTCTCCGGATTCTGGCTTAAGATTGGCCCAATTAGGATTTTCTACGATCCCCCACACATCACTATAATGTAATCCTGCTTCTTTTATTTTAATAGGATCTTCGCTTTCTAACAATATTTCAGTATCGTAATCATATCCATATTTTGCTAAATGTGCTCGCCATCTTTTACCAGATCCGGGATATGTATGAGGATCTGAAGAAGAAGTTTTTCCTAAATATTTTAATCCTGTTTTTCGATGAGTTTTAACATATAAATATATCATCCATTATTTATCACCGAAACGGATTCGTCATTTAATATTACCCCATCTTAAATAAAATTCTGCTAGTTTAGATTTTTCTAGTTTAGCTATTATAGCATATCTATAAGAAAATGTTGAAGGATCTAAAAATTTTTGCCATATAGGTTTTTCGACTGCGTATTTCATAACGAATTGACCGCTATCACTATTTTCCCATTCCCATAATGGTTGAGCAGCATATAGATCTGGATCTTCAACGTCGCCTACTGAAAATTTATGTACAACAATTTTATGTATTTCTTTAATTATTAGTTGTCCGTTTTCAACAACTCTTTCGCATCTTACCTTGCCCATTTTAAATTAAAGAGTGTAATAAATTTTTTAGCATCTCTCTTATTGTTAAATTGCCATACTGCTACATCAACTAGTTTGACATTTTTCCAATGATCTAATGTTTCATGTGCCCAAGTGTACATATCGGTGTCAAAGCCTTCGATAGCTACTTGATTTTGTGGTAATAGTTGGGCCCGTCGCTCGTACAAGTTAAAGAAATTATCTAATATCTGAGCCCATGGATCCGAGCTCATATTATTTCTTTTTCCTTGGATAGTACTTACGTTTCGGTTTGTTTTCTCTAATATTAAGAGGTTTGTGTGTTAATCCGTCAGTACTTTTTTCTAATGCAGCCATTATTTCTGCAGGAGTAGGATCTTCGTCGGCGATCTGTTCATTAGATGAAAAAACATACCCGACCTGTCTCATTTTTTTATTTTCGGCAAATACATTACCGATTGATCTTATTGAGCCAACCGGCCCATGTTCATCTTGACTAATTGTTAGCCAAGTTCTAAGTTCAAGTAATGATTCGATATGAGTCGGTATTTCGATAATGTAGTGTAGGTCAGACCCAAACCCTTGAGCTTTAAGATCAATACTTGCAACTACAGTTCCTTGGGTGATTTTATTTGCTGTGGTTATTCCATAGATCCAAACAGTGTCACCAATGTTGTATTCTTTTTTTACTGTCATAATTTAATCCGCAGATAGCTTTTCTCTTACGTTTACGACATTTTTAGAATCTAACATATCTTTAACAAATTTAATAGCTTTTCTATCAGTGTCGTAAACGTATTCTGTATCTTCGTCGTCAGTTCGTAAAGTTACAATTACACCATTTTTAACTTTACGAATTTCAATTGACTCAAACATGTTGATCCTTTTAGCGCGGAACGCTTAAGTTATAATTAAAGTGGAAAATACCGATATGCGCTACTTCTCGGCTAAGTTCTTGGTCACACCAAATTTCGTATCCGGCCTTAGATGCTTGTTGGCAGAAGAAAATATCTTCACCAATTTCTAAGTTCATTTCTGGAATGTATTCTTGTAGGTAATGTGGTTGTGGAATTTTTTCATAAACTTCACGTTTGACCAAAACACATCCATGTGGAAGAACATCGATCAATTCCATTGCTGGACTATTATCTGTTGTTTGAAACTCTACAAAGTTACCAGCAGACCCGCTCATTCCTGTGAAGTTAGGATTAGGGAACCTACGACGACGATAGTTTACTCCGACAATATCTTTGTTTCTTTGAAGAAGACGGATGGGAGAGTCAATTGGGAATTTCATATCACTGTCGACCCACCAAATGTAATCGAAGTCTGACTTCATAAAGATATCAACTAGATTACGACGAGCAATTGTGATAACGCTTCCGATGTTGAATGCACAATTAATTTTAATACCATGTGCAACCATATTAGCTGCGGCCATGGCCAAATGTTGAGCAAATTCTGCATTAACCATTTCCATTGCTGGAACAGCAATCATTACAGATGGAGGTTTTCCTCCAGTAGGAGCAGGCCCAGCAGCCATAGTTGTTGGCTTCTTTGGAATTTGAGGGCGATTGGGAATATTCAGTTTACCTTTTTTCATTTGTATCCTTTTAAATGGTTTTTTTAATTGTGACCCTTCATTGATAGGCAAATATCATAGAATTCTTTTTTCAGTGCAGGATCTTTTTCAAATGCACCTAACATGATAGCGGTGGTCATATCGCTCTCATGCTCTCTAACACCTCGTTGAGTCATACAGTGATGTTCTGCTTTAACAACAACAGCAATATGCTCTGTCTTTGCATATTGTTTTAAGGCTTCGGCAATTTGCGTTGTCATTTCTTCTTGAATTTGAGGGCGTTCACAAATATGATGAACTAGACGATTAAATTTACTTAGCCCTATGACTTCATCCTGAGGTACGATTCCGACCCAACATTTGCCTACAATATTTTGAAAATGATGTGCACAGGTACTACGAATGCTAATCGGTCCTGTGGTATATAGACTCTTATAGCCCATGTTCGGAAATGCAGTAACTTTGGGAACTGGACGATATCTTCCGCTAAATGTTTCTTTGACAAACATCTTTGCTACACGTCGAGCAGTATCCTGAGTGTTATGATCATGATCAGTGTCAATGATCAAACTTTGTAAAACTTGATAAAACTTTTCTGTAACTTCGTCAACAAGTCCTTCAATTTCATTTTCGCCTTGGATAAAGTCGGAAATGTTATCATTGCAATGAAATCGTGCTCCGGCTGTTTGAATGCGCTCGCGAATAACTTCTGATAGATTTTTTTCTTTCAATTTATACTCCAATAAGATTTATTATATAGTATTATTTAGAATTTGTCAATCTTAGTAGTGTATTTTTTTTGACTGCTGAATCTAGCACATTCATTTGTACGTTTAGTGATTCTGCATATTTTAATAAAGCAGCAGTATCTTTAGGAAAGCACATTCCACCGAATCCATAATTATTATCTAGTCCAGGAACTTGTGTGTGACTATTACCGATTCGTTTACTATCTAATGAAATTAATTTTCTTATGGTGTTCCAATCTTGTCCGCCTGCATCTGCTAATTTTGCCATTTCATTCATAAAAATAACCTTAGTTGCTAGAAAAGTATTAATAACGTATTTGGCAAGACTAGCTTCGCTAATAGAGCAAAACATCGTTTCTTTTATATTAGGTTGGCCAAGTTTAATAATTCGATTAGCTTCGTTCATGAATGCTTTGATTTTGCCACCGATTATAGAAAATGTTCCGTTAATATAGTCTTGAGTAGCATTAGCAGCAGTTAGGAATTCCGGAGCATGAACTAAATTTGGATAGATAGTTTGTAATTCGTCGTATACAGAAGGCGGTGCTGTTACTTTTGAAATAATCACACCATTAAAGTTTTTAAGATTCAATAGTGTATTAATCAAAGGATCGCTATTACAGCTACCATCTGTGTTTTGTGGACTTGGGACGCAAACAAATACAGCCGATGCATCGTGAAGATCAGCATAAGTTCCGAGACATGCTTTTAAAGGATCTAGATCTATTTTAACAATATCAACATATGGTAAAAATTCTTGATACGCATTGTTAATTGCAGAACCGACAAATCCTAGACCTATAATTCCAATTTTTTCTTTTTCGATCATTCTAATCCTTTAATAAACCTGACACTATTAATTCTTTTTCTTGAAGCAATTTTCATTACAACATAGTAACATGTGTAACGTTATGTGTCAATTATCGATCAATCCAATCTTTTGTTCGAAATGGTTTACCACGCTTTGCAGCAGGAATATATTTGACAACTTTTTTCTTTAACCTTTTAATTATTTTATGATTATGATCGTGTTGGAAAGCTTTTAGATACATTCTCCAACTGTTGTACTTTTTTCTATTATTGTTTTTTTGATTCTCGTTTAGATACAAAATAATAGATTCTTGATTTCCATTAAATTTTTCGTAAAGTTCACAGGCGATATTAAATCCATATGCATCGATCTCATCTGCACATCCTAGGTAACTTTGTTCTTTTCTTATAGATGTTTTTGCCGCCGTACTGTTGTAATCAGGAATAACTTTAAATTTTCTTTTTCGATATTGCCTCATATGTATTATTTCATGAAGAACACTATCGGCAATTAATAAACATAAGTTCCAGAATCTTTTTTTAGAAATTTTTAATTCTGTATCTGTATCTTTGTATACAAAAACAAGTTCGATACATTTTTGTTTTTCTTCATCATATCCGCTATAGTAAGTACCACCGATGCTTACATATCCCTTGGGGTTCTTTATATCTAATGTTTTTTTGCAAATAATCGGAAAATGACGTTTAATATGATTTGTTATTAAACTATGAAATTTTGAAATTGATATAGTTTTGTTGACAATTTCGGACTCTAACAACCATACAAAAGTTGCTATATTGTATCTATCTAGCATTGACCAGTTAAATTTAATATTGGCCATATATATTTTTGTTGTTATAACATTAATTATCTTTTTTATTTAAAAGTTATATGCTACTATAATTTTAATTATTTTATTTTTTCACAATTTATTCCAGACTTTTTGAGGAATTCTGTTCCTGCATCATCTCTATATTTTTCACGATAGAATACACGACGAATACCTGATTGATAAATGAGTTTAGCACACTCGATACAAGGGCTGTGAGTAATGAATAAGTCAGCCCCAACCCCACTATTACTAGACTTTGCTAATTTTGCAATGGCATTTGATTCAGCATGTAATACTTCTGGTTTAGTTTTTAGTCGGTAGCGTCTACTATATTCGTAGTAGGGACCGTGTTCCTCTTCTTCGAACGGCCAACGTTCTTCAATCTCATCTGGGCTAAGCCAGCCTCCAGCACCGCGGTCCATATACTCTTTATCTTCGCAATCATTATCCCAACCCGCAGGCATACCATTGTAGCCATAACTGATTACAGTATCATCCTTAACAACAACGGCACCAACTTGAAGCCTACGTGCATGACTCATTTGAGATACACGTTTAGCAAAATCCATGTATAGATCAATAAATTTTTGCTTCATTCAATTACAGCGTAAAAATGGTTGCTAGGAAATGATACATTATATTTAGATAATTCCTGTAATGCGGCCAATCGAGGTGCTGCTCCGTCCCATGCATCGTCGCCAGTCATGATACCTCCTTTTTTCATCTTTGGAAGGTATGCTCGAATATCTGCTACAACAGAATCAAAATCGTGTGCACCATCTATCATTAAAAAGTCAATGCTTTCGTCTTGATATAAAGAAGCTGCCTCTTGACTAGTCATTCGAATAGCATTATAGTGTCCCTCAACTGGTTTCATATTGTTTAAAAATGTTTCGTAAAGTGTACCTTCTACGACTTCCTTTACTTCACATTCTGCACCTTGTTGGTGTTCTACACTGCCGTTCCATGTGTCAATTAAATCTAATTTAACTTTTGCACCACTGTTAATTAATTCAACTGCTAAAAATGCACTAGACCTACCTTTGAAGCTTCCTATTTCAACAAAGATATCACCGTCTTCTGCTAGTTCTGCAACATGTCGATAAAGCCATTCGTAGCTAAACCACCCGTCTATATTTTGATAAAAGTGTTCCATATTATTCCTTATATTCTGCACCATTGCGTGAATGGTATTTTGTGTTTGGATCATATTTTGCAAATTGTTCGTAGCCTGGTTCATTGGGGAGAACTCTTTTTCCTACAAACCATTCGCCTATATGTTCTACTATATTTTTTCCGTAATAATTTTTAATTTCGGCTGTAACTAATCCATATTGATCATATAGTATTTTTCCTACTAATCCTTCATTTAAATTAAAATCATATATTTGTTTATATGGTATTTTTGTAATCTTGTGTTTATATAAACTTGCCATTGGAGAAAATAGTAAACTATTTTTTGTATATCTAAAATTTTTATAGATAAAGTCTGTGTCATACGGTTCTGGATCTTTTTCATTAAAATACCATGCTTGTCGACTTAATCGTAATTGACTTACAGACGTTTCTTTTTCTAATAGTTCGATTAGATCAGTCATTAAAACCGGTTCTAGAACTTTTACATCATCTTCCTGATGAAATACATAATCATAGTCTCTATCTTTAATAAGATCCCAAAATTGTGACCATGTGACACTAAGTCCTAAATTTTCTTGATGTAAAATAATTTCATCATAGTTATAAGATTTAACTAATTCTGTTATATAGTTGTCATCTCGATTTAGTGGAAAATCATCGATAAAAATTCTATGTACATCACACCCGTAATAATTTAAATTTTTTTGATATTCTAACGTAGGTTTAAGGTATTCTAATCTATTAGTAGAAAATATGACCTGACAAATTTTATACGACATTTAATATCTTTCTGTGTTAAAGAAGAAAGTTTGAAACAATCTTCCGTTTTCTAGATTATCACCAAAATAATCTAAACTTGCATGAAACAGATCTCCACGATACAATATCAATCTATTATATCTATTACCGATCTTATCAAACAACTCCCATTTAGTATAATCGTATCCTTCATGGTCGCTATCAACTCTTGAATATTGACCCGTCTGTTTATGTTTATAAAGTCCGGTACCACTAGTATATGGAGCATCGGGAGTCAGATAGCATACACCGGCCCACATATTATGATGATCGCTATGAATCCAGGTTCTGTCTAAAGAGGTTGCAATTTGAAATGCACCAG